CTCCTTTGTGTGTCAAGTGATCAGGTCGTCACGACCTGGATTGCGAACTGCAAGGGCATGAAAGTCACGTTGCGGCCGTAGTTCGGCCGCGGGCCTGGCCCCCACACCAGTGGTCGTTGCTGGCTGGGTGGCACCCAGCCATGCAGCGCACTGATGACCTGCGGGATCAAGACACCCAGTGCCTTCGTGTCACGAGCCTGGTCGGCTCGGGCCGAACGCACGGCCAACGCCACGATCCAGTCTTGCTGAACTGTGGTGATGCGCGAGATGGCGCTGCCGGCCGAAGCCGAAGGCCGCATGCCGGCGAACACCACCACGGCGGCGGGGCACTGCTTGGGCTCACCCGACTGATCCAGCTCATCCAGCTGAAGTACTTCGCGCAGCGCCGCACCGACCTGATCGCGCAGCCGGTCGGCAATGGCACCGCCCACCCAAAGCGCATCGGCGGCCCACAGCGACTGGGAGCTCATGCCGATTCCCGGCCCCAGGCCTTCTGGCCAGGGTTGAACACGGGCAGATCCACCGGTGGCGGCGTCACCTGAACACCGGCAGCATCCAGGCCGAGCTGTGCCCGGCCGGCGCCGATGTCGCGCATCGACGTGCGCGCCGCCTCGTACCGCGCCTTGACGTCATCGGGCACGGCGCGTGTGTAGAGAAAGAAGCGCGCCAGGTCCTGGGCCAAATACCGCAGCAGCGCCGGCACCGTGGCAAGTGGCAGGGCATACCGCCCGGCCAGAACGGCCTGCACCTCGGCATCAGCCCGATCACATGCCCGCTGCGCCACCGCGGTATCCACAGCGTACGTGCGCGGCGTGGCGCGGTCGGTCAGGTCGATAAGCTCCTGCTCGCCGAACGCGTCGATCAGATCCTGCGGGGTGACGAACATGGCGCGGAGTTGCCGGGTGTCTGGGTGGTAGGTAGAAAATGGCGAGACGCATCCCGCCATCCCTTGGGGCCCTGGGCGGCCAGGGTTGCCCTGCAGCCGTCAGCGGGTGGGCGCTCGCCGCCCATCCCACTTCAACCGGCTTCTCGGCTGGGTGTATCGGGTTAGGTATCGCTCTTGTCGCGCGCCTCTGCAGCCAAGTCTTCAGGCGCGACATCGGTCTCGACGACGACGAGCTGTGGCTCAGCCTTCAGGCGTTTCACCTGGGCTTCTGTGAGCTCGCTCACCAGCAGCGTGCGCGCCTGCAGGCCGAACTGGTAGCCGGCGCGCCAAAACGACTCGCGGCGGCTGACGATGCGCAGTGCGGGCTGCGGCTCGGTGGATGCCTTGACTGCGGTCTTGGCGGCGATGGTGGCTTGGGTGGCCATGTGGTGCTCCGGTGGTTCAGGTGTGGGCGGTTGGCGTCAGATCAGCTCGGGTGCCACGACCAGCTTGAGCAGCCCGAAGTTCGGGTTGTCGCCGCCGGCTGGCAGCGTGCGCGTTTCCACCAGCGCCTGCGCGGCCGAGCGCAGTACGGGCGGCACCACCAGGTGCGTGCCCATGATCTTCAGCGGCTTGCCGGCGTCGTTCTTCTGGCTGGCCATCGCGGTGACCGCCGCGTCCAGGCCGGTCGCGTCCAGCGTGGCCTGACTGCGCATGGCCAGCTGCCAGAACGGACTGAAGCCAACGCCGGCACGGCCGTCCACACCCCACACCAGTTGCTTCTGGAAGAAGACGTTCGGATCGTCGGGGTTGAACAGCTTGACCAGGTTGAAGGACTTGCGCGGCTGCCAGATCAACGGCTTGTAGACCTTGCTGGAGTCGATCACATACCACGGCGTGCCCGCACCCGACAAGCTGTTGGACACCACGCCCGCTCCCACCGGGTGGTCAGTGTCGAAGAAGTACTGGCCGTCTGGGCACAGCGTGGCGTGGCCGGCCTTCAGCAGCTCGTACTGCTTGTCGGCGGGGAACGCCTGGACATTGGCACCGGCCTGCTCGAAGTCGGGGCCGTAGATGCCGTAGCTGTCGTCGTCGATCGCGTTGCGCGGCAGGCCACGGGTGAACTCGTAGTCCTTGTTCAGGATCGTGAAGTTGCCCTGGTCCAGGTTCTGCAGCACGCGGTCGCCCACCCATTCACGGATGGAACCCAGGTCCTTCAGGTACGGATAGATGTTGGCGCCGGTGGTCGACGGGATGTCCATCGACAGAAAGTCGGTGGGCGTACTGGCCCGGGCCAGGCCCGACGAGAAGCGCGCGTCGACGCTTTGCGCCAAGATGGCCAGGGTGGATGCGTTGAGGATCATCAGGTGCTCCTGCTGAAAGGACGTTGAGAGGCGGCGACGGCTATCAGGCGAAATTGACCCAGGCGCCGTCGGCGTCCACGTCGAAGAGCTTGCCGGCCACGCTGCGCGTGTTGCTGCCGTTGGTGGCTGCGATGGTCTGGTTGTCGACCATGAAGACGTCGGCGCCGATGTTGGCCCGTGTTACCGGGTCGGCCCCGAGGATCACGAACGGGCCATAAACGCCGGTGTCGACCTCGCCATTGATCGCCGCGTCGGCCCCGGCGCTGTTGTCGATCGTGGCCTGTGGCACGCCGATGCACTTCTGCGTCGTGCTGGTGGCGCCGTTGACCAGGTAGCCACTGGCATTTATCGCAGCCATCACGCCCGCGGGTATCTTGGTGCTCGCGGCCACCGGAATGGCGCGGCGGCGGCCGTTGCGGTGACGGGTGTTGCGGTCGGTGGTGGTGGCGGCCATGGGTGAGCTCCTGCGATGCGGACTGGTATTGAGGTGGCGCGGCCATCAGGGGCCTTGGTGCCGTTGGGTGCGGTGGGGCCGTCAGGCCTTGGCGTGCAACTTGCGCCAGGTCTCTTCGCTGATGCCCATGTTGCGGGCCAGGAGGATCGCCTGGTCGGACAGCATGTCCACCTTGTCCGGATCGACGCCGTCGTTCGCGGCGCCGCCGGGCGTTTTGCCCTGCGTCTGGCTCGCGCCCGGGTTCACGATGGGCGGCTGCGCAGCCAGCATCACCTTGCACTGCGCCAGATCCTTGACGCCCAAGTCGCGCCAGAGCTTCTCAGTGGCCGGCACCACCCGGCCGTCGGCCAGGCAAGTGGCGATCAGCGCGTCCAGCTCGCCCTTGGCGTCGGCCTGGCGCGCCTGCTGCAGGTCCGCGCCGAGCGTAGTGACTTGCTGCTGCAAGCCGCTGATCAGCGTGGCCGACTGCTGCAGGCGGGCGTTCAGCGCGGCCAGCGCGGCGGCCTCGTCGGCATTGGGCTGCAGCGACAGCGCGGTGGCCAACGCCACCGGCACCACGGGGCGCGACGATGCGGCATCGGTCCGCACCTTCAGCTCGGCCACGGTGGCGAGCGCCTTGTCCTGGGTGGTGTCGGTGGGCAGGCCCAGACCGGCAATGAGGGCAGCGAGAAGGGTCACGGATTGCTCCTGTTGGTGCGATGGGGTGGTGATGTCGCCGAACGACATGGCCTGCAGTGCAACCTGCACCGCGTCCATGCCGTCCAGTGCTGGTGCGCTGACGAGCGCGGCGTTGTAGACACCGACGATCTGGTCCGCCTCGTCGGTCAGCAGCACGGGGCTGATCCAGCGGTACTCATCGCCTTCAATGAAGGTCTTGGCACGCGGCGTCCACTGCACCTTGGCCTGCAGGCCTTTGGCGGGCTGCCAGTCGAACGACAGCATGTGGCCGGCGCTGGGCGCGGGCAGCCCATTGACACGTGCGTGGATGGTCTGGTGCTCGTAGTCGATGCTGATCGGCGTGCGTGCGGCACTGGCGCTGAGCTGCTGCGCCAGTGCCACGCCGTCCGCATCGCTCAGCTTCCAGAACTTGCCCGGGCCCGGTCGACCGTCGCGGGCCTTGAACTGGCCGGCGGGCAGCACCTGCGCCGTGCCGTTGGCAGTCAGCGGCAGTGCGGTGGCGAGGAGGGCGGCAGCGATGCGCATGGCCGGCATAGTCGCCGGCCCGCCACAGAACGGTCTATGTGAGCGAGATCAACGAATGCACTGCGCCTCGCGCGCGGGCGTGGGGCCGCACGTCAGCCCAGCAGGTCAGCCCAACACATCGTCCAGCCAGCTGCCGATCTCGTCCATCAGCAGCTGCTCGTCGCGGGTGCCGAGTGTGCCCGCCTCCCAATCAGCCAGGAAGATCCCGCGCCTGGGCATCTTCTCGGTGCCCGTCTCGTGCAGCAGCGGTATGGCCCAGCGGCCATCGTCGCTCAGGCGAGACATGCCCACCTCCACCGAGTTCGCAGACGCATGGTGCGTCAGCGAGTTCAGCATGTCCCGCGTGCGCTCCAGCAGCGAGCCGCGGCGCTTCAGCTCGCCGCGACCACTGGTGTCCTTCGCGTCATAGCGCACTCGGGTGCTATCGGCCAGTGGCGCCCAGGGCCCGCCGATCGGATCGGTCTTGCTCTCGAAACGGCCACCGATCTGCGCTTCAAGGATGGCACCCAACGTGTCCATCAGGTCGGCCGGCTCATCGATGCGCGCCACGGTGCGCTCAAGCGCGACTTGCAACTGGGCCAGGCCCTGGACTTCGATGCTCAGAAACTCGGCCATCGCTACACTCCGTGCGTTGCCCGTGGAGTCCCGGAAAGTCGCGACGAGGACGGGCGGTTGACCCCAAGGGCCGACCGTCGTATGCCGGACGAGAGCGCACCGGCCGGGCAGCACCAGTTGCACCAGGCGCAGATCACAGCGCTCCCCAGATCAGCCGCAGATTCGGATCGCGCAGCGCGTTGTCACCGATCACTGTCACCGTGCGAACCAAGTTCACCGGTACTTTGGGCACACGGCGGCCTTCCAGCACTGTCTTGATCGGCATGTCCAGCCGCACTACCAGCTTGGTGACCTTGCCATCCTGGCCAGGCATGTCCACCACGTAGAGCACGGCAGGTGTGTTGGCGCTGGTGTCCAGCAGCACGGCGCGCGCACGTTCGAGCAGCTCGGGCAGCTGCCGATAGGTCTGCGCATCGATGCCCGCGCCACTGGCTGCCTTGGCATCGCGCAGCGCGTGCAGCACGTCGGCGTCACGCACAGCCACTGCAGCCGAGGCCGGCTGCAGCTGCTCGTCGGCCAATGCCCGAACCGCCGCCGGCCGCAGCGCACCGACGAAGCGCAGATCGCCGCGCGCACGGCCGGCAGCCACCACGCGGTCCACCCACGCACCGAATGCCGCAGCAGCATCGGCCACGAAGGCTGAGCGGTCGGCCGTCATCTGCGCAACGGCTACGGCGCCGGCCATCGGATGCGCTGCGGCGGCCTTGCGCAAGGCGTCATCCCAGAACGCCTGGTCAACCGGCTGGCCCGGGTTGTGGCCGAAGCCAGGATCGATGCCGGCCGGTACCGGCACCACTTCACCGGTGCGCGGATTGACATAGGGCCGCCAGTCGATGGGCGGCGGGTCGGTTTGCACCGGCTTGCCTTGCTCGCGCAGAACCTGAACACCACGATCGTCGACCGGACGGAACGTGCAACGGCAGCGCCAGCCGTTGGGCGGACTGTGCGTGCGCCACCAGGCATGGTCGATGGGCAGCACCAGGTAGTCCCACTTCCGGTGATCGGCTCGCACGCGCTCGTCGTGCATGGTCAGGTAGACCAGCATTGGAAAGCGATTCTTGGTGCGCTGCGCCCGTTGCCAGCGGCCAGCGGCATGGCTCTGGCGCAGGTTCACATCCATGATCAGCTGCAGGCGAGAAAGGTCGAAACGCGTGGTGCGGGTCTCGCCGGTCAAAGGGTCTTTCACCTCCACGTCGCCCCAGAAGCCGGCCGTCTGCAGCCGCGGGATCAAACGCTTGGCGAAGTCCTTCAGGCTGCGTCCTTCCTTCAGCGTGGTGTCGACCTCATCGAAGATGGTCTGCAGCACGTCCAGCCGCATGACGCCGGCAACCGCGCGGCCACGGGAGTGCTCCTGACCGAACACGTCCTGCCAGGCGTAGCTGGGCAGCAGCTGTTGGCGCTGCTGAAAGGCCGCTACCGCATCGCGCGGCTCTGCCACACCCACACCGAATGCCAGGTCGGGCATGCTCAGGGGTCCAGATTGGCCGCGCCAGCCAGCTGCGCCACGAACATGGCTCGGGCGAGCTGCTCGCCCAGCGGCCCGTGGTCCATGGCCGCCATCAGCTCCGGCAACCGGTCGCGGAACGTCTGCAGGCTGTCGCCGGCTTCGATGGCCTGCTGCAGTGCCTGCAGCAGTGGCTGCACCATGGGCTGCATCAGCGGCTGCCAGTCGGCCAGCGCCTGGGTGACCAGGTGGTCGATCTGATCAGGCGCCGGAGCCGGCGGTGCGGTGTTGCGCTGGGCCAGCAGGTGCGCCGCCAGTGCCGCGGCCACACCGTTGCCCGGTGCCGGCCTGGCCGGGCTGACCGTGCCCTCGGGCTGCAGCACAGCCTCGCCGTCTTGCGGCGCCGGAATCTTCAGCTTCTCCTGCGCCCACTTGACCGGCACCGACAGGCCGATGTTGACCAGGCTCGGCAACGCGTTGGCGAACGCAGCCAGGTCCTCGGGCTCTGACGTCTCCAACACGAAACGAGGTAGGCGTAGCGATGCAGCCGCTGAGTCGTTCAGCAGCGCCATCGGGCGCAGCAACTGGCGGCTGATGGTGGCCGCAACCTTCAGCGCGTCGTCATCCCGAATGTCTTGGCGCACACCCTCGTGCACCTTGCCCAGTGCCTGCGTGCCGTGGCGGCCCTCGCTGGCCGACAGCGTCTGTCCCAGGATCACCTTGGACTGCACGGCGTCCATGCGTTCGGCCATGGCGATGAACGGGCCTTCGCTGCCCTCTGCGGCCTTCAGCAGCTCAAACTGCATGCCCATGGGCATGATGCCGGCAGCGTTGTGGCCGATCTGCGTCACGGCCTGCAGCAGTGCTATTTTCTCGTCGTGCCCGGCCCCGACGGGGTACTTGCCCACACGAATCGGTAGGCCGTAGATCTCCAGCAGCTCGGCCAGGTCGCGCTCCGAAAAGTTCTTGTAGAGATGGGGCAGCGCGAGCGTGCGCACCAGCCCTTGCCGGGGCAGCAGGCCGTTCTTTGCCCGGTGCATATGCACGATCCAGTTCTGTGGCCACAGTGGCTCGCCATCGGGCTGGCCGAGCTGGCGCAGGCCGAGGCGGCTGCGAGTGTCACGATCGACCGTGAACCAGCCATGCGGCCGCAGCGCCATGGTCGGCAGCATCACCTGCCGGCCACTGCCGTCGGGCTGCAGGTGGTAGGTGAGCTCGACGCAGGCGAAGCCGCGCAGCACGCTGGTCATCAGCCCTTGCACCAGGTCAGCAAAGTCAGGCAGCGCCTGCAGCCAGTCGCGTAGCCTGGCGGTCAGGTCGCGTTCGGCGGCGGTGGCCGCACTGGGCTCGGCCAGCGACCAAGGCAGACCGGACACCGCGCCCGCGCGCTTGCCGAGCTCGGCGAACAGATGGCCGTCGCGCTCCTCCATGTCTTCGCACAGCTCAAGCTGCTCGACCAAGTCGCCCTGCTCAGCCGCCAACATCACCCTGTGCAGCTTGGCCGGTGTGAGGCCGCGTGCAGGGTGCCCCTCCCACGTGCGCTGCAGCCATTGCAGGCGCGCCAGGTCAGACTCAGTCTGCGATTCACGGGCGGTGCGCCGCGCTTCGGCCGAGGTCAGCAATGCGTTGTCGAAGGGGCGGCCAGAGGCATCGAGGATCATGGTGCACACATCACGAGTTGGGACTGTGGAGAAGAGCGCCAGACTGGACGCTCCAGGGCCGCGCGATCGCCGTAGACGCCCGGATGCCTTAGCGCGGCACCGCTCTGCGCCTTAAGGCCGTTCAAAAACGTTTTTGAACGCATTTCCAGTTGCTGCGGAGGCAGCACGGTGAGGTCTAGGCACATCACCAGCCGCCGCCGTGGCCAAACGGGTCCAGCCGCATGTCATCGGAGTGGTCGGGCCTCATGCGCAAGCGCGGGCCGCTTTGGGCGGCGTCGTGCAGGCCTGGCTGCACCGGTATCGACTGCCAAGCAATCTCGCCGGCCTCGCGCCGGAACGCGTATTCGCCCAGCACCAGCGACAGTGCAGCGTCCCCGTGGCGCGACAGCTTGCCCTTTTGGCCGGAGTCGGCGGCCATGGCCTTGGCGGCCGCGCTCTGAGTGTTGACGTGAGGCACCATCGGGATGCCCTTGATCACTTCAATGGCCCGCAGATCGTCGCGCCACTGGTCATCGCGCGGCAGATCGTCGAGCGTTCCGTCCTGCAGGGCGGCCTTGAACTTGGGCATGTTCAGGGCATACCAACCCTGGCTGAGTTTTATTTGCTCAACCATCTCGGTGCCGTAGCGCTGCGCCAGCTTCTCGGCCGTGGCCGCACCGTTACCACCGGCATCGGCCGCGCCACCACGGAAGCGCGGCAGCCCGTCGATGGTGTAGAAGTAAATCTGGTCTTGGCTGGTGAACGGGCAGTTGCGCAGCTCCAGCGCAAGCCGCGGCCGACGCACCAGGTCGTGGCCCTCTTCCAGCACGGTCAACACCGACAGGTGCGCGCTGCGCGCGAAATCGAGCCCAAACCCGTGGCGGCGCAGCGGGTTCAACCGCTGCAGCAACGGCCGCACCTGCTCGGCCAGCCAGCCGTTGATTGCGAAGGCGCGCACGTCCTCCGGCAACCACGCGAACTCATTGGTCCATTCGCGGCGCACGATGGTGCAACGTGGATCACCCACCGGCACGGTCTGCCGCGTGGCGATCAGTTCCAGCGGCAAGTACTTACCGCCGCTGCGAGCGGGCACCGCGTCGAGCTCCTCCGCAGCGTCGGCGCCATAGAAGCCGTAGGCGTCCTTGACCCACTTGTCTTCTGCTTCCTGGCTCCAGGCTTTGCCACGGCGCAGGCACACGCGCTTG